ACCTGCATGAGATGTGAGCCGGGGTTTTGATACCTGTCCCGATGTCGAACAGGCGTCCATCAAGGCCACCGCACGTAAGACAGACTCTGCTGTCCAGTGTGGAGACCCATTGTTCCTTCGAGATGTACGCACGGTTCTTGTCGAACAGCGCGTCCCTCGCAGCCGTGACGGTATGACTGACAGCGGTGCGCACCAGTGCTTCAGCACCGCGCTTGCCGATATCCAGGATGCCGTCTTTGAAGCGCAGCGCCTCGGTACCGCGGACACGCCGAACGATCTCTTCAATCGACTCGCCCTGCACAACACCCTGACGGATCGCATCGCGCAACCGCCGCGCTTTGTTCTGGTCCAGCTCACTGACCCAATCGCGGAGCAGCTTGCCTTGGAACGGCCGACTGTTGACAACCGCGTCAAGCATCTCGGTCGTCGGAACCTTGATCTTCAACCGGTCGAGCAGTGCTTCCCGGAGCATCTTCTCCTGGGCCTGTAGCTCATAGCGGCTAATGCCCCGTAGCTCCGAGCGAAGCTCTTTTCCGAGCTCCACATGCACGTCGCGGTTGATCTCGCGCAGGGTGTCGAGCAGCGCCGAGAGCCGTGCACTTGCATAGCCCACTTGGGTAGCGCCACCCCGCCTGATCAGCGTGTCAACGATCTCAGCGTCAGCACGGTCAAGCAGCCTGCGCAACTTCCGCAGGGTAGCGGAGGAGAGACGCGACACCATTATCTGATGCCGGATTTCTGCGTCGCGAAGGTCGTTGTTCGCGCTCATTCGACGACAGGCGGGTTGTTCTCCGCCGCGATCTCAGCAGCGAGGCGCATCTCTTCTTCGTTCCGAGCTGCAACCTCGTCAGCTTCCCGGTTGATCTCCTCGAGCTCTTCTTCGAGGGTCCGATCCGGGTTGATGACGCCACCGCGCTGAAGGTTCCAGAACAGGGTCGAGCGGCTGTAACCGCCGGACATCCAGCCGGACACCAGTGCGGTGATCTCCTGACCGCTGAGGGTGTGGTCAGCGAAGTCCAGATTGGGCTCCACGGTCACAGCTTCAGGGTCAGCGCCCACCCACACCGCAAGGTTGCGGAGAGCCTTCTCAAGTCCGGCAGCGCTGGTCATGGCCACACTGCGAAGCGTGGCATGCTGCGAGCCGAGACGGGTCTCTAGTGCGTCCCCCGATTCAGCGGACTTCTTGTTCTCCATCAGCTGCACGCCGAACACCAGCGCACGGGTGAGGGAGTCCTCGATTGCCTTCTGCTGAGCGTCCAGGCCCTGGCCGGAGAACTCAAGGTAGCCGGCCGAACCGTGCAGCGGAAGGATCCAGAGCTTGCTGGAACCGATGGTCGTCGGCACTGCGCCGTTCTTGATCGATGCACCGGGGTCGGGGAAGCCCGATGCCCAAGGCGTCGGCTCGGACGTCATGTGCAGCGCGAAGGTGTAGTCGGCATCCATCCGGTAGACGCGGACTGCAATCTTGGCGAGCCCGTACAGGGGCACGTCATCGGGTTCAGCTGACAGGTCGTTGGTGTCAACGAACACGAACGGGAGGATGCCGAGGGGCCTTGCCTGTCCGCCGCGCGGAGTCATCTGCGCAACGGTGTCAGCACCCGCTTCCCACTTGGTACCAGGCTGACCCGCGCCAGTGGTGAGGGTGTAGACCCGGGACACGTAAGCACCGTTCTCCACGAAACATTCGCGGTAACGTTCGACGTTCTCCCACTTACCCGTGGACCGGTCAAGCTCCATCCCGCTTTCGTCCAGGAGCACCCACCCTTGCTCGGGCTCGGGGACATCCCAATTGCGGATGGCTTCCGCGCAATACTGCGCGATGTAGGGGTTGCCGCGATCGTCGATGCTGGGCAGCAGGCCGTAACGGCCAACCGACATGATCTCCGCCGCAATACGACGGTGCAGCGCGTCGAGCGTAAGGCCGTCCCTTGTCGCACGCTCACGCATGCTTTCCAGCTGCGGCGGCAGCTCGATCTTGGCAGGCTGTGCCAGCATGGTGCCGAGAGCGCCACGGATGGTGGGAGCAACGATCTCCGGGAACTCCGCGCGGACCATGTACGCTTCGTAGGCGGCCTGCCGGTCGGTGGCGTCCTCGATGGCGCGGGTGCCCGACTTGATCGGCAGGTACAGCTCCATCCCCTTCTTGATGGCGTCTTCGCCTTCAATGCAGTCGCGCATGGTCTTCCAGATGGGAAGGTTCCAAGTGAACGACGGATGGACTGACTTCGGATCGAACGGCATTACCAGTTCCTCAACGGAATCACGACGCCTGGCCCATTGGCTTTGATCATCGGTGCCAGGGCGTATCGGATGGCGTCGATGTAGTGGTTGTTAGCATCAACGATCACCGCCAGCACCTCTTGGGTCAGACGATCAATCTTGAAGCTGTAGACACGGAACTCACGTGCAGTCTGCACGCACCGCGGATGGATGACGACCTTCTCGAACGAGCGAATGAACGCAATGCCGTCCTCGACGCTGCCTGGCCACTTCTCTACGGCCACACTGCGGGTGAGCGGCACCCGTTCGTCTTCGTCCCGCGCCTTGGGCTTCCGCAGGTGGCTGATGCTCTCAGGACGTGCGTTGTCCCAGCGCGTGCCCACCTTGTCGAAGTCCGGGATGCGGTCGCAGAGGTACTTGCCGGTATCGTCAAGCTCAAGCTTGGCCTTACCTGCTTCGTACTCAACCCACAGGCACCCGTCACCGATCCAGACACGCACAGCAGCGGTCGGGTCCTGGCTGAAGCCGAAGTCACCGCCCTGATACGGCCCGTCCCAATTCCAGGCCGGGGTGAACTCTTCGACGACGAACTTGCCGTGGAAGATCTGCGCCTCTGTGTTGGTGAGGAACGCGCCCTCCCACACATGGTCGTAAGTGTCTGCGCGCAGGCGCTGGTCTTCGAGGCGCTGGAGGTTCGACAGCCTTGGGAACCAAGGGTTGTCCATCCAGTTGACTTCAGTGACGATGCAGTCTTCTGCCTGATCCATCACGAAGCGCTTGTGCGTCGGGCTGTCGGGCGACTCCGGGTTATAGCTGATCCAGTTCTCAGCCATCCACCCGGGACCTTCCTCGCGGAGGGTACCCGTCAGCTTCCGCCATGCCACTTCAGACACTGCTTCCGCTTCGTCAGTCCAGTTCCCAATGATGCGGGCCTTGGACTTGATCGCGCTGTCCAGGTTGGTGCGCAACCCTGCAAAGACGTAGTCGATCCGCCGGTTCTTGGTGCGGATGTACTTCTCACCGATGTCGAAGTAGTCGGTGAGCCAGGGCTCGGAATAGATCGCCTGCTTGATTTCCTCAAGCGAGCTTTCCTCGAGCGAGTTCAGGTGCTCGCGGGAGCTAAGGAACACCCCGCGGACGCCCATCTCTGCCAGTTGGTAGACGCGGATCGCTGACCGCTTAGCCAGCCCCCGCGTCTTCCCGCTGCCTCGTCCACCCTTGAATATCCGGGTGCGGGCAGGCTGCATGAAGTTCCCCGTGATCTTGGGGATCTCTTGGATGGTCGCCTTAACCGGGTGCGCCACTACCGGGCTCCGGGTTCTGCTGCTGCGGAGCCACGAACTCAATCACCGTGGGCTTCTGCGACATGCTGCCGTCGGAGCTGGTGTGGTCACTGACTTCCGCCAGGCCCAGGTCACGGGAGACAATGTTCGCATTCAGCAGCCCTGCGGCCGCTGCGCTGAACTTCATCTCCCACATGATGGTCTCGCACCACTCAATCGCGGGCACAAGGTCCGGGCGTTCCTGCTTCCAGCGCAACCACTCGCGGCGGCTGGTGCCAAGAAATGCACACAGGCCCGCAATGGTCAGCGCACGGAGCTTCTTCGAGCCGTGGGTCGAAGCATCGCCCTGATACCAGCCAACGACCTCCTCCTCGTGCGGGTTCTCATCTGCCCACTGGAAGTAGGCGATGGCTTCCTCGACAAGGTGCTCAGCCGACTTGACCAGGCGCTCCGGGCCCTTGTTGAACTTGCGGAGCTGCCACAGCTTGTTCCCCGCGTAGAACCCCTCGGGTTCCTGCGGGCGAATCGGCACATTGATTTCGGATTCATCGTCCGCCACTTGGACACCTCATGGCTGCGCACTCGCCGAGACACGGTCCCGGGTGCTAGGTATCGGAGGGTGTCAAACACTCATCCCCGGCGCCTCAAGGGAGGCATTAACCCTGACTGTTAACAGAGAGCCGTGGAGCAGTAAAGTGGAAAGGTTAAGTCCACCGTCTTTGGTGATCTTCAGCTTAACTTCACCTGACCTTCGAACGTCCATCACTATACCTTCGACTTCGGCCAAGAACGTACCCGCTTTGACAGATACCTCGTCGCCTTTGCGGAAGATACACTCGGGACCAAGTATTGACGGTTCGGGGACAACCCAATGGTCAATGGCGTAAACTTCCTTGTCAGAACAGGTTGCGTACCCGCCGTGCGGTAGACGCATGATCTTGACGAACGGGAACTTGCGCTCAACATAGTTCGCCCAGTAGAGGTCGCCTGTCCATTGGATGAACAGGAAGTTGCCCAGGAGCGGGACGTCGCATTCGACCCGCTCCCGGTTGCGCCCCACCCGCTTCTCTACGCGGATGGTTGGACACTGCACGCCGGTCTTGTCGATGCCAAGCTCGTGGGCGTAGTTGCGCAGCGCGTCAAGCTGCTTGAGGGCATCGGAAGGTCGGCAGCGCAGTATCAGGAACATCAGGTCGGGCTCGGGAGGTTCACAAGGACGAAGATGGTGATGAGGAAGAACGTCACCAGCATCACAGCGAGTGCCCAGCGAGCCCACACGGGCAGGTCGGGGATGCGCTTGTAGCCGAAGCCGTGGCAGTTGTGGCAGGGGAGGCCGAAACCGCTCTCAGTCATCTCGCTGCCCGTACCGTTACAGGTCTCGCAGATGTAATGGCGGGGAGTCGCAGCATAGTGTCCGTACATGGATCAGTTTTCCTAGGTTGGTGACCACACTACAGGGGTAAGCTACCTCCGAGGTATCGGCAAGCGGCGGTTGCGCTGGCGCTGCATGAGCTCGGCGAAGGGCGCGGTCAGCAGGTAGTGCGACTCGAAGCTGAGCGGGATGTCGTTCGCTGTGCGGGTGCCGTCGCGCCGCTTCTCGATGATACCCTTGCGCATCACGTCGTGCCAGTGCGGGTCTGCCTGCTCGAAGAACACCGTCTCAACGGTGCGCACCTCGACGTCCCCTGCCAGGGTCTCCGTCAGCAGGTTGCCCCGGTTGCGCGGGTCCTCCATGTAGTCGCCGTTCGCCTTGCGCGCGAACCGGGTAAGGGTGCCGCCTTCGGTATCCACCTCGAGGACGCTGTCTTGCAGCTCCCCGCCAATGTAGATGCGGAAGTCCTGGTCCCCCATAACCAGCCGCCAGTGATCGGGGCTGGACTCACTTACGCTCAGTCGCATCAGAAACTCCAATCTGCAGTTACGAGCTTTTTGCTCAGGTTCGTGTTTTGCTGAGTATAGTCGTGCAGGACGGGCCTTCGCTCACCGTCGATGACCAGCCAGCCGAAGTTCTGCGGCTTAACGTCCATCATCCACCCGGGAACCTTCTCGGGCATGGGGTCACCCTCGCGGAAGGGGATGACCTTGCGCTGGATCAACGTGAGTCCGTTGGGACTGATGTCGATGCATGGGGCCAGCCACTGCGCGACTGGTTTATACCAACGGCAGTCGTCCCATATCGTCCATTCGCGCACGTTGGCGAAGGTGGAATGGTCCTGCTCGCACTTGATGACGTAGTCAGGGTTGAGCCTGCATTCGAACACCTTGCGGTGGATGCCCTGCCCCAGCAACTCGCCAGCGACGAGGTTGAAGAAGTCTTTGTATTGGTCTTCGTTGTCAATGGCGAAGTTGCGGGGCATGGCGCGTCACTGTCCCGTGCGCTTGAAGTGGATCGCAGCAAGCGCGCTCGCGATCATGACGATCACGAGTACCACCAGCCAGGCCGCATTCCACGCGGTCAGCGGATGGAAGAACAGCAGGATGCAGAAGCGCAGCACCGTCACGATCAGGACGAAGAGCTGCAACCAGAGCAGATATGGGATGCGTGGCATGGGGGATTCCTTTCGGGTTTGTGCCGGGGGCAGTGTTGCACGCACCCCGGCAGCATCGCAAGCGGGTTACGTTGCGGGCCGTTTCGGCATTACAGGCTGCGCACGCGACGGGACGCCGTTGACATGCACCATAGCCGCACCCGAGACGCCAAGTGGCGGTGGGCCAACGTTGGCCGAATGCTGCCACACACTGGTCCACACGACACCCGTCGCAACGATCTCGGCGATCTCTTCCGGGGTCAGCCGCCAGCAGCTGATGAACTCAAAGGGCTCACCTTCCACCGTCTTGTGGAAGACCGGGAGGTCCATGACCTCCTTGCCGTTGCCGCGCAGGTAGAGGTTCGCACCCTCGAAGTCGACTGGTGTGGCCATCATTCTTCTCCCAGGAGTCGGTGATAGAACGTGCCGTCGCCCTTGAAGCTAAGGTACTGCGGCGCGTCGTAGAGGTGCGGCCCGTAGTGGGTCAGCCCCTCGGTGGCGAGGTAGTGGATGGGTTCGAGCGTCACGGTGTTGACCGCTTCCCACTCGATCTGTTGCTTGCCGTCCATCAACTCGGCCTTCAGCACGGGCGCTTTCGTCACCCGTGCTTTGAGGTTCATGCCCATCTCGCACTCGAAGTATTCCTCTTCGACGCACAGGGCGCGCATCCGATCGAAGTCGTAGGACATGTCAGTTCTCGCTCAGGATGTGCTGAGCCTCGAGATAGTGGTCGTCGGGACT